TGCAGTATCCGCATCTATTAGGGCGGGGGTCAAAAAGTTTGTTCATATGTCCTCTATGGCTAGATACGGAACACAAGATATAGTTCCATTTACAGAAGACATGACACCAAAACCACAAGACCCATATGGTATTGCTAAATATTCTGCAGAACTTTTAATTAAAAATATATGCGAAACTCACGGCATGAAATATGTAATTTTGGTTCCACATAACATAATTGGATCACGTCAAAAGTTTGATGATCCTTATAGAAATGTAGCATCAATCATGATTAATCGCATGCTTCAAGGAAATCAACCTATTGTATATGGCGACGGGTCTCAAATGCGTTGCTTTTCATTTTGGCAAGATGTTGCAGACCCATTAATGATTGCATGTGAAACAGATGTAGTTGATGGTCAAGTTGTTAATATTGGTCCAGATGAAGAATTTATTACAATTAACGAGTTGGCAGTAAAAGTTGCTAAAATATTAAACTTTGAACTTGATATTATTTATATGCCAGGAAGACCGCAAGAAGTTAAACATGCTAATTGTTCTGCAGATAAAGCAAGACAATTATTAAACTATAATACATCTAAAAGTTTAGATCAAGGCTTGACAGAATTGGTGGAATGGATTAAAATAAAAGGAGCAAGACCGTTTAGTTATCACTTGCCGCTAGAGTTTATAACAAATAAAACTCCTAAAACTTGGTCTGAAAGGCTTATGTAGTGTCATTTACCCACAAAGTTATCCATATGGAAAGAAGTATGGACCGAAAAGAATATGCAGATGCTATAGATAACATGTTGTCAAAAACATCAAGCAAATTAAATAGTAAAACTTATGATATATCAAACTTTGATGATCTTAATATTTTAAAAATGGAGCAGCCAAATTTTAATATAAATTATGAAAAAGAATTTAAATTTGCAGAAGTGGGAGTATGGTCAAGTAATTATGATGCTTGGGTTAATTTTTTAAAAACAGATAAAAAATATTTATTAATTTTTGAAGATGACGTATCTTTAGTCTCAAATTTTTTAGAAAAAATTAACGAATTTATTTTAGAGATGCCAGAAAATTGGGATGCATTATTTTTTTCAATTCCAGAGGGAAATCAACTACATTATTACAAATCTCAAGAACATGACATTGGGCTTCCAAACGTATGCAATCTATATCAAGGCAATTGGCTTGGAGCATATATGCTAAATAGATCTGGCGCAGAAAAATTAATTAAGGATATAGAACTTAACATTATAAACGATCCTATTGATCTTTATATGTTTTATGTTCAAAAAACTTTAAATTCATACAATTTAAAACCATCAACAAATAATATATGCAATGGTTATGATTTGCCCACAACAATACACAACACAAATAGAATGGATTAATATAAATGCTTCAATCAGTATACCCAGATGCAAAACAATTTAGCTGTAATGATTTATACCTTCACTCAGCAACTGCCCCTATTGGTCAAGAAATTTGGGGGGTATGCCATGAAATAGCGCAAATTCTTATAAATAAAAACATATCATATGGTAATTCGGCAATAGACCCTGTTAGGATATTTGCTACATCTGATAATGTTGAACAATTAAAGGTTCGCATTGATGACAAAATAAATCGTGTAAAAAATAATCAAGGTTTTGCGGGCGATAACGATATTGATGATTTAATTGGTTATTTAGTCTTACTTAAAATTGCAGTTGACAAAAAGTCCCCTAAAGTAGTATAATAAATTATGCCTACATATGAATATGTTTGCTCAGATGATGAAAATCACACTATTGAAGAGCAAAGAAGTATAGACGATAGAGACCTTCCTATTACCTGCCCGTGCGGTTCATATATGTACAGAATAGTAGTAAACAATATTGGTGTTCAATTTAAGGGATCAGGATTTTATAAAACAGACAATGGATAAAGAATTAGAAGTCGCAGGTCAATTTGATCAAATGAACAAGGTTGTTGAGGAATTACTTAAAGGTAATACCCCAGCAGCAATCGCACGTACCCTAGAACTTACTCGTGTTCAAGTTGACATGCATATTAATACTTGGAAAGTTTTAGTGCAGGATAATACGGCAATTAAAGCTCGTGCAAAAGAAGCATTAGCTGGGGCGGATGAACACTATAGTCTGCTTATTAAAGAAGCATGGCGAACCGTAGAGCAAGCAGATGCTCAAGATGCACTTAATGTTAAAGCACAATCTCTTAAACTTATCGCTGATATTGAAGCTAAACGTATTGATATGCTAAATAAAGCGGGAGTCTTGGAAAATAATGATATTACAGATCAGATATTAGAATCAGAGCGCAAGCAAGAAGTTTTAGTTAATATACTTAAAGAAGTTACTTCAAATTGCGAAAAGTGCAAATGGGAAGTTTCAAAAAGATTATCTGAAGTAACTGGTCAAATTGAGGCTATTGTAATTAATGAATAATTTTGATGTATTCCTAGATGCTTTAACTGGGGATGAATTTTCCGAAACACCAGTATCTTTGGAACAATTTGTTACAGATAAACAGTACCTTGGATTACCGCCATTGTCTGATTATCAATATACAATGATTAAAGCAATGACTCAAATTTATAAAAAAGAAACTCTTATTCGTATTTATGGTGAAGAAGAAGGACTTAGAATATTTAAACAAACTTGTAATGAAGTTATTCTTCAACTAGGCAAGGGTTCTGGAAAAGATTATACTTCTACAATTGCTTGTGCTTATATGGTTTATTTGTTATTGTGTCTTTCCGACCCTGCCGTATATTTTGGAAAACCCCCAGGGGACGCTATTGATATTATTAATATTGCTATTAACGCAGTACAAGCAAACCGAGTATTTTTTAAAGGCTTTAACCAACGTATTGAAAAGTCCCCTTGGTTTCAAGGAAAATATATTGCTAAAGCAAATATGGTTGAGTTTGATAAATCTGTTACAGTTCACTCAGGTCACTCAGAAAGGGAAGCTTGGGAAGGATATAACGTTATTGTAATTATTCTTGATGAAATTTCTGGCTTTGAGTTGGAGTCTACAACTGGCCATGAACAAGCAAAAACTGCATCGTCAATTTATAAAATGTATCGTGCATCTGTCAACTCACGTTTTCCAGACGTTGGTAAAGTAATTCTTCTTTCATTCCCACGTTTTAAAAATGATTATATTCAGCAAAAATATAATGAAGCAGTTGCCGAAAAAGAAACTGTTCTCAGGCATCACAAGTTTAAGGTAGACCCAGAGTTGCCAGATGGCACGACAGGCAATGAATTTGAAGTTGAATGGGAAGAAGATCATATAGTTTCATACAGAGTGCCAAGGATGTATGCTTTAAAAAGACCAACATGGGACATTAATCCAACACGTAAAATTGAAGATTTTACTATTGACTTTTACACAGATCCGACAGACGCCTTATCTCGTTTTGCCTGCATGCCACCAGACGCCACAGATGCTTTCTTTAAAAGCAGAACGGTAATTGAAAAAGCATTTAGTAATCCAAAACAGGGTGTAGATAATTATGGAAGATTTGATGATGATTTTAAACCAAAAGAAGATAAAACGTATTTTATGCATGTGGACTTAGCGCAAAAGCATGACCATTGTGCAGTAGCATTAGCACATGTAGATGGCTGGGTTACAATGAAAATTGGAGAGAAGTATAAAGAAGCAGCCCCTAGAGTTGTGGTAGATGCAGTCAGATACTGGACGCCTACAGCATCAAAATCAGTTGATTTTACAGAAGTTAAAGATTATATTTTGTCAGTTCGTGAGCGGGGATTTAATTTAAAAATGGTTACGTTTGATCGTTGGAATTCACACGACATGATGCAACAACTTGGCGTTAACAATATTAAAACAGAGATACTTTCTGTAGCAAAAAAACATTACGAAGACATGTCTCTTACTTTAACTGAAGAAAGATTGCATGGCCCTAAAATTCAATTGCTCGTAGATGAACTGCTTCAATTGCGTATTGTAAAAGATAAGGTAGACCACCCTAGAAAAGGCTCTAAAGACCTTTCAGACGCCGTATGTGGGGCAATATTTAACTCTATAGCGTTAACGCCGCCAGAACGGGATAGAGATGTTGAAATCTATACTTATTCTGGGGTATTTTCAGAAGAACTTGCACAAATTAAAGCTGAATCAGATGCAAGATTAAAAAACACTATTAAAATGCCAGAAAGACGGGTAATGCCTACGGATATTAGGGATTTCTTTGATGATGATGATAGTGAATACAAAGATGTAGTTGACAACTTCCGAATATTATAGTAGACTAACACCTACAACAACAAACAAAGGATAAAAATGTTAGCAGATGGAACAATTAAAACAATTGAAGACGATAATGATATTTATATTAGTTTAACTGCACTTTGTGAATATTTTACACAATCAGTTCTTAATATGACAAAAGAAGTTAGTTCAGCAGAAGTTAAAGATAAAAGATATGCTCGTGGATTAATTGATATGATGTCAACTATTGCAATTGAAGTAGTTGAACTAGGAAAATTTGAAGCACAGCGCAGAATGATTAATAATGCGGAAGATTTACTTAATATGATTGACAAAAACCCATTTGGTAAAATAGAATAGAATTTGACAATTAGCTCAAAATCTGTTAAGCTAATATTATGAAAAAATGTAATAAATGTGGTGAAGAAAAAGATCTTGAGCTTTTTGCCAAAGGTACGGGCTATAAAGATGGTAGGCGGGGTACTTGTAAAAAATGCCATACTGCTTATGTAACTAAATACTATAATGATCGTCCAGACAAAAAAGCTGCAAAAAATAAGATGAATAATATTTATCAGGCAAATTGGAAAAGACATCATATAACTGAAGAAAAATTTATAGAAATGTTTAAATTGCATAATGGTTTATGTCATTCTTGCAAAGAAAATGCTGCAATGGTTATAGACCATGATCATAAATGTTGCAACAAACCAAGGTCTTGTGGTAAATGTGTTCGTGGTTTATTATGTAATCAATGCAACACTGCTGTTGGATTGTTGGGTGATAATAGACAAAAAATTAAAAAGCTGTTAGAATATATAAAGTAACAACAATGGGATGTAGCTCAGCGACAGAGCAGGGAGCTGTTAACTCCAAGGTCGGAAGTTTGATCCTTCCCATCCCAGCAAATTATTAACTAACTAGAGAAAGAGATATACTTATGATAATGACTAAAGAAGAAGTAACAGAAGAAAAAGAATATATTTTGGGTCCAGTTGATCGTTGCGATCAATGTTTCGCTGAGGCGTTAGTTCTTGTAAAAGGTGTCAATGGAGAATTAATGTTTTGCGGTCATCATTACAATCAAAATGAAGCAGCTTTAATTAAATTTTCATATGAAATTATTGATGAACGAGAAAAATTAATACAAAATAAATTGATAGGCTCTGCTAACTAAAACTAAAAAGCAGTAGTTTTTCATCAGTTCCCGTTCGTCCAACTGGCAGGACATCGCCCTTTGGAGGCGAGAATCGTGGTCCGAATCCATGACGGGAAGCAAGGCTATATGCAGCACACCTTAGAATGGTATAGTTACATATAACAGACCCGCAGCGTAAGAGTTCGGGGAGATAGGGCAGCGTCATTTGGTGCTGGAATATCTGCATATAGCCCCCAATTGCGAATATTGCATAATGGTAGTGCGTAACCTTGCCAAGGTTAATGTGCGAGTTCAATTCTCGCTATTCGCTCTCGTAATGTATAATTAACTTATAATGACTGATGCACACGATCAAAAAATGACATTTTCAATTCTGGCACATATACCAGAACATGATCCACGAGAAAAAGATCCAAACTATAAGTATTTTGTTCAAGCCAAAAAGAAAATTAAAGCGGCGGGACTTTGGAAATGTGCCATCAATGATGATTTATGCGGTGGACAAATGGAACTGCATCACACACATATAGAATTTAGTCAAATACCAAATGCTGATAAAGCTAAAGTAGAAGCATATTTTGGTTTACATTTTACAGATGATCAAGAGTTTCAAATTTGGTTGGAAAGTCCAGGCAACCTTGAAGTATTATGCACAAATCATCATAGAACACATTATGGAATACATACATTACCCCACGCCCTCTGGGAATCCCTCCGATTTAGAAAAAATGGAACTTTACCAGCAGCCGAAGTTACATCAAATAAAACAAAGAAAAAAGTTAATATTAAAACTATTTTGGCAGGAAAATCCAATAATGATATACTTAAACCAAATAGTAACAACGGAGAATGATGTCTGATATTAATAAAGAACGTGGTACAGTTGCGGGAGATTCATCAGTTAATTCTGGTCGCATAAGTGGTGGAGTTGGTTGGAAAATTGAATTTAATACCCCAGATTGTCAACATGGATGGTCAGTAATTAAAGTAGGAACAGGACAATCAATAGGTTGTTATTTTAAAGAGGAAGACGCAAAATATGCATTGGAGGCACTTGCAGTGACGGAAGAAATTGTAAAAGCAGATGGTGGTTATAAGCCAACTTCAGGAATGAAATCAGCAGCAGCAAAAGCTATTAAATGGAAAGAAGATGGCAAAGCAAACGGTGCTGGAACAAACGTTGGCTGGACACGTGCACATCAAATTGTAAATGGTGAATCATTATCTCTTGATACCGTAAAGCGTATGTATTCTTTCTTTTCACGTCATGAAGTTGATAAGCAAGGCAAAGAATGGGATAAGCCATCACATGGCAAAGTTATGTGGTATGCATGGGGCGGGGACGCAGGATATTCTTGGTCTCGTGCTATTGTTGAAAGGGAAAATAAAATAAAAAAAGAAATTTGGTCTGGAGTATTCTCACCAACATTTGATTCTAAAATTGAAAAGAAAAAAGTTGAAGTACGTAAATGCATGACTTGCGGATGTGATGATTTAGGAAATGATCATCATTATATTTCTGATACAGAAAAATGTATGTATTGCATGGAAAAAGGTCAAGGACCATGTTGGGATGGGTATGAATATGCAGGAACTAAAGATAAAAATGGCAAAACTGTTCCTAATTGTATCCCCGTCAAAAAATCAGCAAATCCTACACCAACAAAAGATTCAACATCTATTTGGGATGGCGTGTTCATCCCGCTAGGTGATGCCACGTCTGGAACAAATTATGGTGACCGTGAGGGTGATACTGGGTGGATGTCAACTTACAATTCCCCGCCACAACGTGATGGAAAACCGACTGTAGGCTACGGAAATCATAGCGATCCAAAGGGTCGCAGTAATCAATAAAATCTGATATAATATATTTACAGGATGCCTACGGGGTCTTGAATCTAACTAACTTGCTGAAAAGGAGCTAAGTAAAATGACACATCTAACAACATATAACAATCCATTTACACAAATTCAATCTATTTTTGATGACCCGTTTTTTTTAGGGTTTAATAATCAATTTGTAAGATGGGAATCAAATAAAAAAACAACATCCGCATTTCCCCCATACAATGTAAAGAAAGTTGATGAAGACAATTATATTGTTGAATTGGCTGTTGCGGGGTATGATCGTGAAGATCTTGATATTACTGTAGATAAAGATACATTAATTATCAAAAGCGATAGAGAAAATGATGAAAAATCAGATTTTCTACACAAAGGAATTGCAGGACGCAATTTTAAACAAACGTTCACTTTAGGTGAATATATGCTAGTTAAATCTGCTTCACTTGAAAATGGTTTGCTAACCATTAAAATTGAACGGGAAATACCAGAAGAGCACAAGCCTAGACAAATCAAGATCAAGTAGTATATAATAGTAATGAGGACCTGAGCATGTCCTGTAATAAACTGCTCATCTAACAAAGGAAAATAATGACTCAAAAACAAAAAAAGGTAGAAGCAAGACTAGCAATTCGTATTGCAACAATGCCAAAGGGGTCGGGATTTAAGAAACCTGGTTCTATGAATAAGAAAAAGACAGGTTACGCCAAAGTATCAAGATAATGTATAATTAGGTGTATGAGCAAATTAATAAGTCACGTATCTTTTTATATAGACAAATACCCAGCAAGAATGTCGGGGTATATTTCAGCAATAATTCTTAATGTTTCTCATATATGGTCTAATTTTCCAATTGGCTTGTTTATTCCAGTTGCCATGTTGTTCATTATGATGGGTGAGGGAGCACAAAGAAAAGAAGATAAAAAAACTTTAACGGCTCTTTATACAGAAAATGATAAAGAAAAACCAGATTCCGATATAATACTAGAAATGATGCACTCATTGCATCAAACGGGTGAAAATAATGGCAAGTAATGAAGATTTAATTCAAGAATTAAAAGTTCTCAAATCAATGGTTGTTAAAATGTATGCTCAAACACATGGCTATCATTGGAATGTAGAAGGCGCAAACTTTCCACAATATCATAAGTTTTTTCTTAAAATTTATGAAGATATTTATAATTCAATTGATCCTATTGCAGAAAATATTCGCAAAATGGGATCTAAAGCGCCGTTTGGCTTAAAATCTTGGATGTCAACAAGTCCTGAGTTTGAAATTAATGATTCAGAAGATTTAAATGCTCGCCAAATGTTGCAAGAATTGTTAAATTCTAACGTTATGGTTATAGCACAGCTTAAGAAAACTTATGACGTAGCAAATGAACTGGATGAGCAGGGAATATGTAATTTTATTGCGGGTAGACAAGAATCCCATAAATTCTGGCAATGGCAGTTAACAAGCACATTAAAGCCTACATTAATATAGTTGGTCTTTTGTATTTACCCTATTAAGTGTATAATAAGAGATGAGGAAGTAAAACATTGGAATATGACCCTTCAAATGAAGAGCATCAAGAGATAATGGAACATCTAATATCTGAAGGTGCAGCAATTTTGGACGGGTTAGATGAAAATGGCGAACCTATATACAAGTTTGACATGGATATTTTGGAAGAAATAATGCCAGAACTCCATGCAGTTATGCAAGAAGATATGGACCAAGTTTTGGTTGATCTATATCAAAAAGGCTTAATTGATGTATCTTATGATGAGAATTTAAATGCAATGATGGTTATTTCAGAGCAAGGTAAAGTTGCTTTGATAGAAGCGGGATTTGATTTAAATGATGATCAAGATATTGAATAATCTAATAAGGCGGTGATTAAAATATGGATAATAACCAACAAGGCAAAGATGGTGGCATTCAGCAACCAGCTTCAGCAACTCCAGTTGCAGAGGCAGCAGGCCCACAAGCAGGTTTAGCATCAGATGCTAAGACTGATCTTGGTGTAAATAATGCTGGAACTCTTAACGTAGCAAGCCCTTTCAAGGCAAGTGATGTTTCAATGACCACTCCACAATACGGTGGAGGAAATATCACTACAACAGAGATCGGGTCAAAGGCTTAACATGGATCTCGTAATGAAAAGAGAGTTTTCAGATGAAAAGCGTAAACAACTTGCAGCAGCGGGTCACGCTATGCAAGATGGCTCTTTTCCAATTGAAAATGTTACAGATTTGCATAATGCAATTCAGTCTGTAGGTCGTTCAAGCAATTATAATAAAGCTAAAGCTCATATTATTCAACGTGCGAAAGATCTAGAGGCAACCAATATTCTTCCAGAAGATTGGAAAATTAAAAAGTTTATTGATGATATTAAAGATGTTTTAATTAAAGCAATTGGTACATCTTCTTCAGTAGACCAAGAGCGGGACGAAAGAACCGTAGAAAACTACGTCAGACAAACTGGTAATGTTAAAACACCACCAGTTAATGTTGGCGATTATACGATTGGAGGTAATAATATGTCAAATAACACAACAGAGCCAGATCCAAAGGGCGACATTGCAGTGCAAAAGGATCTTCCTATTGCAAATCAACCAGCAACAACAGATCTAGTAAATCAAGAGACACGTCCAGTAGGCGATGTTTCAGTTTCAGATGCACCTAATCAAACAACAGACGTCTCAACAGGCGGAGCGGGAGTTTACAAGGGTGTAGATGGTAAGTGCGAAAAATGTGGTCAAGCAATTAATAAAGCAGATAATGCTGACGAAGATGATAAGGTTGAGAAGTCATCCGATACATGTTCAGATTGCGGCAAGCCAATGAATCTATGTAATTGCGTAGGCAAAGCAGTAGATGAGAAGGAGACTCCAGCAGAAGATGCTAAGGAAACTCCAGCAGATGAAAAGGCAGAAATGAAGAAGTCCATTTGGGGCGGAGCATTTGCGCCAGTAAAGTAAATTATATATACGTATATATATACACAAGGACGGTTTCCCCCGTCCTTGTGTATTTAGAAAGGAAATTATGAGAGTATTAGTTTTCGGCAGCAAAAATTGGAAAGACTATAACGATGTCATTCGCCAACTTACTGTATTGATTGATGATCGCAAACATTTTTACCCTGAAGATAAAGAATATGTATTTGTTCATACAGGTCTGCTAGGCGCTGAAAATATGGTCACAGAGTATATTGGAAAAACTGAAAAATTTTTGCGTCAAAAAGGCTATAAGATAAAAGAAGAATTAATTAGAGATAAATCATCATATTCTGATGTTACCTTAATTGAATCTGGTCCTGATTTTGCTCTTGTATTTGGCGAATCTGGCCGAAATAAGCAATGCGTTAAACTGCTTGAAGCAATGGAAGTTCCCTACCGATATTTGCCGTAATAAGCTTGACACAAGGTGTATAAAACTGATACAATAGACTAAATAGCCCTACTAACAAAGGAAAATAATGACAAATTTGCAACCGCTTGGTAGCATAATTTTAATTGAAAAAATTGAAGAAACAGAAACTAAAACCGCATCAGGTTTAGTTCTTACTGCAACAACTATGGAGCAAGAGTTGTCTCGTGGCAAAGTAATTGCACTTGGGGATGGGATTAGAGATTCTCAAGGTAATATTCATGCATTTAATGTTGCAATTGGAGATACAGTGTATTATAATTTAATGCATTTGGTAGATGTAACAGATAATAATGGATCCAAATATGGATTTTTAGCCTACAATAATATTTACGGAAAGGTAACAAATGCCTAAAATTACATTTGATTATGATGCAGCACATAAGTTTGTAGAAAAAAATAAATCTGAAGGATTTTTTTGGGATGGATGGACTATTGTGAAATGGTCACCAAGCAACAACGGTTACATGCAACCTAATGGTATGTTTAGAAATAATAAATGGGGATATTCAAATCGCTATAATCTAACTTCCGCAGGGACATGGGAGATTAGCGACAAGTATGCCAACAATATTTAACAAGTTAGGTTTAGATGAACAAGACGTAAAATGGTATCATTTTGCTGCATGCAAAAACATGCCCATCAATTGGTTTTATGATGATTACGAAATAGATAAAGAGTTAGCAAAACAAGTTGATCAAATTTGCATGCATTGTCCCGTAATTAATCAATGTTATAAAGAAGGCATTGATTTTAAAGAAAAAGGTGTACGGGGTGGAGTTTATATGGATCTTGGCAGGCCAGATAAACAACATAATTCGCATAAAGAACCAGAGATTTGGAAAAGATTAAAAAAACTTCATGGCAAAAATTAAATATACTGTAGATATGGCTAAAAAAATACGGGAAGTAAAAGTTCCTGTAAAAAATCTTAAAATGGATATCATGGCAAGACCAAATTATTTAGCTATAGTTGTATATGAAGAAAATGTTGCGGAGTATAACGAATCTCAAAGATTTCAATTGATGGAATATTTACTTTTGGTAAGAAAGTTAATTTTGTCATATGGAACGCCATGCGAAATAGAAGGAAGGGCATACGCTAATGGAAAATGAAAAAACAGTTGAATACGTATATATACCAGACGAAGGTGTATACGGAACTATTGTAAGATATGGAGTATATTCCTGCCTAGTTGAGTATTTTGAAGGCGGTATTGGATATAAGATAGAAGTATCAAATGATGATTATATTACAGTAGATGAAATTGGCGTCGGCTATTATTCAGAAGAAGAAATAGAAGGGGAAGAAAGTATATAATGTTATGTTACTCATGTTCTAAGCAAAAGGATCAATTGCATCCTTATAATTCCGCCTTGCTTGAAGGTGTTAATTTATTTTTATGTCAATTGTGTATAGATAATAAGTTTGAGCCACGCTGGGTTATTATTTTGGCGGGAAGGCAAAACGGATCAGAATCAGTAAGAGAATATATAATTAAACATCGTTATGTGGGAAGATCAATTTCTGCGGAGGAAATCATTGCTTAAAATAACAAACGATGTAAATGAATTTAAATCAGAAAATGAATGTGTAGTTTATTTTACAGCAGCATGGTGTAACCCATGTAAACAATTAAAACCACATTATGGAAAAGTTTCTGTAATGGATCCTGAAACTAACTATTATATGATTGATGTTGACAAGGTAGACCCAAAGGTGATAGAATATTATAATATAAAGAGCATCCCTCAAATTTTTGTCATGCAAAAAGGCAAGATTGTTGAAAATATAGGTGCCAGAACTGCCGAATCTATTTTGGAGGAATTAGGTAAATGACCACTATAGTGGCAGTATGCAAAAATGGCAATGTGACTATGGGGGCAGACTCTCAAGTTACAGATAATTCCAGACCGAATCGTCATTCTACAATGGAAAAAATTACAAAAAATAATGGTTGGTTAATTGCGGGAAGTGGAGACTCTCAACCTTGTGACATATTACAGCATATATTTGTTCCACCAATACCAACAATTAAAGAAAGAGACAATCTTTATAAATTTATGATTACCAAATTTGTTCCAGCTTTGCGGGAATGTCTGGACGAAAATGGTTGGAAAAAAGAACATGAAGATAAAGATGCAGGATTCAACATGTTATTTTCATTTGATGGTGAAGTTTTTGATATTGGTGATGATTTTAGCGTATTGTTAAACAATGATGGTATTTATGGTGTAGGAAACGGTTCTCAATTTGCTATAGGGGCTTTATACGCTGGAGCTTCTGTAGAAAAATCTTTAGAAATTGCTTCTAATAATGATATTTATACATCAGGGCCATTTCAAATAGTAAAGCAACAAAAGCAATCTAAATTGACAAAAAAAGAATAGATAGGATATAATAAAGTATTGATCGCATCTGCGATCATTATCCTGTACAGGGATACTAACTAGATAGGAAAAAAATGAAGGTAACAAAGAAGATCGCACTTGCTTCTGCTGCAGCTCTAGCAATCGTAGGAATCTCTACT